ATTGCTTAAATATCCTTGTTTTATCGTTCGTACTGATTCATTGTAATAATTGGCTCCTGTCAGATAAACATTACCGGGCAAGGCTGTACCGCTGCCGGATTCCTGCCACGAGGCTTTTCCCCCGGCAAGATCATAAAGCCGGTAGAATACATATTCGCCATCTTCCGCTACACGCACATCATCACCGATACGAAAATTGATGGTTGTACCGTCGGTATTGACATAGCTCAATGTATTTTCGTCCGGGATAGCCTCCAACGTCGGGATCTCCGGTTTGTTCTTGATATAATTGGGCGATTCCTTTCCTGAGAGCCAATCAGGGCGAATACCGGAAACGATCCCTTCTGCAGCCTCGGCGGCAGTGTTGGCCCGATCAGCTGCCTCATTGGCTTTTTGAATAGAAATCTCTGTACTTGTTTCCCGTTTGGTTTCTTGACTTTGACGAATTTCCTCCTGGTTCTGGCGAACCACTTCCGCCGCTTCCCGCTCTTCTTCTGATACTCCACGGACTATTTCAGCCGCTTCCCGTACGGCTTCGGCCTTGATACGTTGCTCTTCGGATAAAGTACGAAGCGATTCAGCCTCGACACGGACTGATTCCGACTCTTTGCGTATGCTCTCGGCCTTCGTCCTTTCAACTTCTGTTTCCGTTCTTGTCTGTTCCGCCCTTACCCGACTGGCTTCTACCTGAACGCGAGACGATTCAGATTCTATCCTTGCTGTTTCGGCTTCCTTGCGCAAGTTTTCAGATGTATTTCGCTCACTCTCACTTGTTTTGCGTATGGTTTCAGCTTCCTTACGGACCGTTTCCGATTCCTTGCGTTCTGTTTCGGCAGTTTGTCGCTCTGATTCATTGCTTCCGCGAAGAGCTTCCGCCTCGGTCCGTTTCGTCTCGGAATCCTTACGGGCAATCTCGGAAGTGGAACGTTCCTGCTCAGCAGCAACCCTTTCGATCTCCGCTTCTATACGTGCTGCTTCCGCCTTGATTCGCTCCGCCTCCTGTTCACAGACTTCCACGTTCGTTTGTTCGGTAGCCTCGGCGGCCGCATTGGCCCGGTCCGCCCCGGCATTGGCAACTTCGGCAGCTTCCAGTGCCGGAGCCTGGAACTCGGTCAGTACATCATCCGGCAATTCATGCCAAAGCTCTGCAATCTGGTCTTTCGTCAAGTCCGTAAAGTGCCAGCGAAGATCATCAATGGCAATTAACGACCGCCAGGACGTATCTTCCTCGCTCTTATATTTCCACTCCAAACCGGTGTCACCTTTGCGAAACTCCGGGGTTTCGCCCGCGTCACCTTTCAAATAGGACAATTGTATCAACGTCTTCCATTCGGACGGTTCGCCACCGGAAACACTCACCTTACGCCACTGGATGGCCGTTCGGTCCGCATCGACCTGGAACTCGACATCATGACCGTCCACACCTTTCAATATCTCAACGGCTACGCGGACCAGCTTGTAACTTGCTCCCAGGGATTGCAGGACGGGAAGTGACGTTATACCGGAAAGGCTCTTTACTTCCTCCCATTCGCCTGGATCCTTCGAATTGCTCGATATGAGCTTTTCGACCTCGACCGCGATCTTTCGTAAGTCTTCTATCGTGAGTGTCTTACCGTCCGATGTAATTATATCGCCTACTGCCATACGTGTTCCATTTTTTATTTAAAGTTCATTCCGCATCCGAAACCTGTACCGTCATTTGCTTCTTTTCCTGGAGCTTCTCTATCAGAATAGCAACAATACTTTTTTGTTCTTCACCCGTCAATGCATCCGGATCAGAAAGCGACAAGGTCAGACGTTTTCCTTCCGAGTAGTTCATATACCCTACCTGTTTGTCGTCCTTCTTTATGTAAGAGACAAACGAATGTTTGTTTTCCGAGAGGTCATGGGTTGCCATATATTCGGCCGACACATTACCGGATTGGACTGTTCCGTTTGATGTCAATACCTGTGTTTCCATATGCCTACTTTTTTTCTATCAGTTCTACAATCTGTCCATATCCCCCCGGATTGAGCACCGCAGCGGCCTGCTTAACCAAAGCTGCTTCCTCGGCCGTCAGCTCCACTACGCCTTTTGCCTTGGATATCTTGCAATACAATTCATAGGAGGCAAGCTTCTGTTTCGCGACCATCTCGGCATCCGACGACGGACGGATAAAATCCCCGCTGAAAAGAAGCAGGCTTACCGTTTCATCTATCATCTTGGCTTTTTCTTCCTCGCCTTTTCTTTCTTTTATCTCTTCCCCGTTCCAAGCTTTGAACGGCACATGCAAATTCAGTTTCATAAATTTCTATTTTTTTGAGATTAAAAATTATCTGTATTAAAATCAACCGAACGTGGCTTTGTACAAGCAACAGCTATGCCATTGTCAAATACAAACCAAGTATCGCTGTTATCTATTCTATAAGCCCCTTTTAAGCCCCCTCTCACATTCCCTTTCGGACTCTTGGTGAAATATCCATCTGAATAGATATAGCCATCAAACCAAGCAGCCCAAACAGTGTCTCCGGATGGGTAAGAAGGAGATTGTTTGCTAGAACCATAAATCGCTGCTGAACCGGGAGCACGTCCTATCGCTTTCACTCCAAAACGGCCTTGTGTGGACGCTCCAAATGCGACATCAACCAATCCGTCATTATTATTACCATAACCCATTTTTATAGTGCGGGATTTATCCCCGAAATAATCCAAACCTTCCCATACAAGACGATTATTTATTATCTTGAAAAGGCCAATCTGGCCACCGTTCGCCGTAATTGTCCCGCTAAACGTCCCGTTTTTGGCAGTCATATTTCCAGATCCGTCTATGCTGAAGCCACTATTAACAGTAGTATAACCTTCCAAATGTATCTGGTCTGCACCTATTGCGACCGTGCTTAACTGCTTGCCTACATATGTGGAAACATAAGCCTGAGTCACCAGCCCCCTATCGTTAACTTCTTCCGCAAAAAGCGAAGCGAATCCCGACTTGGTGATGAAACCAGAGGTCTTTACATATCGGTCCAAATTGTTCACGTCAGTCGTTACCGCCTCAATACTATCCGCCTGGATGTCGATCTGGCTTTGCAGTTGTTGTTTAAGACTGTTAGTCCCGTTTTGGTATTCTGAATAGGTCACACGGGCATTGATATCGTCCGCCATGATACTAAGCTGGCTGTCATAGCGGCTCGTGATCAATCCTTCGGAATCCTTGATCTGTTTCGTGCCCCATAGCTTGATCCGCTCCTCGCTCTGCTCTATGCCGGTGACAAGGTAGAGGAACGCGTCAGCCGCACTATCGTTACGGAGCGTCACGCCGTATATCAGTATTTCTCCTGTAAAAGCAATGTCGAAATCACCTTTCTCATCCCACATACCGGTATGGTAATAAAGGGTATAACCGCCCGAAGGAGGCAAACTTTCTTCTTTGTAAAGTTCCGATCCGGACACCCCGGCACGCAATGTACCTGCCCTTAATACCCGGTAATGGAAAGAGAAAGAATAGGTGTATTTTCCATCCTCGCTCGGATTGGAATGCATCGGGATATCCATTAGGTCGTTTGCCTGACCGACACTACTGTTCAGAATCCTCAAGACACGACGGTTTCCGTCACGGTACATACCAACATACGTTTCTTTATCCACATAGAAAGAGGACGGCAGCCAAAGCCATCCATCTTTGACTGGGATGTAATGCACCAGGCTCTTCGTATCCCAATAATAGGTGTTGGATGCAAACGAAGGGTTCCGGAGGATATTCCCCTTTTCCCCAGATATATCATTTCGTACACCCTCTATCTCGCTACGGAGCTTGCCTTCCATCACTTCGAATGTCTGCTCAATGGTGCTTCCGTCTTCCAGGTAATAGGTGCTATGCTGAAAGATACCACCATTAATATAGATGCCATGCCCTGTAAGGGTACGCCCGTTGACCGTCAGCCCCCCCAGATTCCCGATGCGGACCTTCGTATTGTCGGCTATGAGTTGCGGACTGGTTACTTCATCGAGCACATCTATATAAGGAGCATAATCGTCGGAAGAAGTCAAATAGATAAGCCCCTGGCGATTCTTCTCCTCAAGGTTACCCATACGGAACGCCACGTCACCTGCCTTTGGCACGCTCCCGCCCTCGATCACTTTAAGGTCGAACCTCTCCGATGTCACGTTTTCCACTTCGGCAAACAAGTAACGGATTCCACCTTTCCCGTCCCGTTGCTGGATACGAACAAGGTCACCATCCCGAAGATTCATGAACATTTCGCCCCCCATATCGTCCATCTCACAGCGATAACGACGTGTTCCGAGCGGAGTGACCGTCTTTATTTTGTTAAAATCTGACACGATATGGGAACCGTTCAGCCCCAACACTTGGGAATAAACCAGCTCGTAGACTTTAAATGTCTTCCGCACCGTCCAGTTGTCCACCGTACCGGAAGCTGTAGGCGAATCAATACGCCAGCCATAACCGAACATACCGGAAGCAAAATCACGGCTGCCTATGGAGTTACCTATAATTGCATCCGAACGGATCACAGCCGATTCACCTTCAATACCACCATCAGCCGTAATTTTCCAACCATTTCCCCCTTCAATACCGGTCAAAAAGTCAGGTGAACCGATACTTTCATGAAATCGGATGTTTCCTAATGCGTAATCGTCTATATCTTTACGGATAAACATGCCATCCATTTCTATAATGGCACCACGTATAGCGTCTTCTATCTCCTTCAGTGCCCGAAGTGCCGTAAAAGCATTCGTATCCGATGGCCGGATATCATCGTTCAGCTTTATATGATAAATACCACTACCACCAGTCCCCGGAGTACCGATACTCGCGATTACTTCTGGCTTAATTTTAAGTATAAGATTATCATTTTCAACCTCATACAACAAATCACCCTTATCTTCATCTAACTGATATCTCATTGTATTTTCGGAAGGACTTGAACTGCTATTTTCAACATTTGCTCAGCGACATTAGGCATCTCGAATATATTATATACCAAATAAGCACAAGCGTAACAAATCGCGAGCATTAATGATTCACCGTAATTCGAAAGACTATCATCAGATGAGTCCGTCATGCTTTTTACATAATTGAAATATTGTAATTCACCGGATGGAAAACATTCTATACACAGCCCTGTCCTATTATGAGCAAAAACGCATGAAGGTTTATTTACACCACTTCGGGTAACGGCATTGTGTTGAATCTTATAGTCTTCACTTCCAAATGGAGAAATTCTCTGAACCTCTCTTTTCCATCCCGAAAGACGCAGAGACACAAAACGTAAAAAATCTTGCGGTAAAGGAATTACCGTACAACCTTCACTACTTGTTCCGCCAGATGTCATATTTCCGGTGTTCAACAAAGCAATAGAGACATTTTCATCCTGTGCTATGAGATTTATAGCATCAGGTATAACAGATTCTATATACTCTGCCAGCTTTACTGTATCTTCTGATAACAATGAGAGATTTTCTTCCTCACCTATCTCATTCATTATCGCTCTGGTTTTATCTATTATACCCTGCTTTGTCATGATTATCTCATATTAGGGAATGATACACTCTTTTTCTTGGCCGCTTCTTTTACATCCTGTTTACTCTTCAGAGAATCTAACTGGACACCATGCTTGGTGACTAACACGTTTATAGCATCCTGAACACGCGTAATGTAATTATACTCTTTTACCTTACCGTTGCTTGCTACTCTCTCTTTAAACTGCATAGGCGAAATTACTTCAAGAAAGAAAAGCTCACCATACCTTGGGTCTGACTCTATTGCATCTTGCAACCGTTTGTCAGAAGTTACAAATCTCGCAGATACCCGTGATACCCCAGATGGAACACCTCCTGTAAATTCAATACGTCTTGGAATACCACCTACATTAATAATCGTCGAAAGTTCGGCAGACGATGTACCATATATTTTCTTATACATAACCTTATCTCTATCTAAAAAGGGAGAATCTAAAAAATGCAGAATCCCCCTTTTCTAATTAAACATTAATTATCAGGCTCCGATATAGACATCTCCATCATACTTTACCCATTTTGTCCCATTCCACTGAGCCAACATACCGGCCTTCAACTCATCGTTGGTTCCAGTCGATGCGACATCCTTCTTCAAGTACAGGATAGCGCCTTCCTTATTTCCCTCACTTGGCAAAGTCGCACCATCATTTGTTTTTGCCTTTACAAGATCTGGTTCCGCATCATTGAAACCGGACGTGTTCGGCTTGATCAGCAGATGACTGTATCCTTTCAACGTTAAACAGTCTGTCTGAATCGTAACATTGCGTTCAGCAGCTTCGCCCTGCGTTTCCATATTGATATTCCGTCGCTCCTCCTCCATTTTGTAGAGAACCAACATATCAAGATCAAGACAAATACCGATCTCCGACAAACCAACTTCGTCCAGAATAGGCAAATGGACAACATTCATCGTTCCGAAAGAGCTTTCGAAGGCTTGGAATTTGATACCCCATTTCTCTCTGGATTTCACGTTAATATCTTTCGTCAACGTGTAATCGACTTTCATCATATCTTCCAACAAATCCTTGCCGACACCTACAAAGGCTTCCTTGCTTCCGTTGTTACCGGTAAATTTCATTTTGGTAATACCGATAAAATCCGCAAAGCTGAACTTACCTTTCGTATATTCATAGTGTTTCTTGATGGACCACATGATACCCTCCTGAAAATACACGTTTTCAATTCCACGATTCGGATATTGCGCATCCTTGATCGCGATCTTACCCTTGATACCCAGCAAATAGGACACTTCGCATTTGCGACGGAATTCCCAAAGGTCATTTTCCATCACATCTTCCTTATCCCAGGCCACCTTTTTCTTTACATTCTCAAAATATTCGGTAAACTTGGTGTTGGACATCTTCCGCTGCATATAGACTTCGCGAGGCGTAGGCGCCTGATTGGTCGGAGGACAGAACAACTGGCTTTCGCTGCCGGCCTTGGCCATACAATACAAGGCCGTGCCCTCCGGAATAGAAGGGACATAACATTCCACGTCTGCCGGGTTTTGCTTTTTCCCATTAATGGCTACAACTACTGGAAGCCCCGACGAAGCATCCAGTGCCACAACATAAAGCATCAGATCCACACCGGGAGTGACCGTCGAACCGTCGCTTGCATAACCGTCCACTCCACGAACGTTGATTGTGTCATATACGTTAAACACACTGCCGTCCGCTGCATCAATAGGCAATGCTACACGTTTTTTACTTGCAGACTCCGTATGTTCAGCGTTCGTGATACAAGTGATACGGGAAGCATCGATATTATAATGCTTGACAACATAATTCGTTTTTCTCTTTTTCTTTGCCGCTTTTCGGGCAATCGTGTCAATCGGAAAAAAATCAGGACGGAATTTCGCAATATCCTCGTCTATGTCTTCAGCTATGATATCGCCCGTTTCACCACCTCTTTCCAAAGTGGTCACAGAAGTATCCTGCCCTCCTAACTGTGTTTGCAAACCCTCATGGCCTTCCGTAGCCGTACCCCCTTCTGGTGCTGGCGGAGCAACAGTCACCCCTTCAGCCATAAGGACAGATGCATCTCCAAACGCAATCCCAAGAATCATTAACACCAAGGATAAAATAAATCTCTTTTCGTTTCTCACATAATTTACAAATTTTCCCATCGCTTTACTTATTAAAAATTGATTAATCATTCCATACGCTCGACTTGTAAGAAGGCTTTTTTTCGGCACGTTTAACCGTTGAAGCGGTGCTTGCCCCTAATCTTGGCAATCCGTCACCGGCATTATCCTTTCTCATCCTGTCAATCTTTTGATTTCTCCCTGCAACAACACCAGACTGAAAGGATTCTTCAATATCTGTCTTATAATTCATGGCATTGTACAACATTTCCAACAGTTCGGTAGTGTAGTTCCCTTTGAAAATGGGCTCAAGTATCCGGCTGTAGGCACTGTCAAGAAATTCATCGATATCGATTTTTCTGGATGTGGCAAATTCATCCAGAACCGGTAAACTTGCTTCAATATTTACATCGTATTCCTCTTTGCTTTTACGCATGGATTCCAATTCCTCCATACGCTCTTTCTCGGCATTCTGCAAATCATTCCACTCGTCCGAACCTTCTTCTGCTCCCAAAATATCCTTTCCGAAATATCGTACAAGAGCCGAAGTTGCCCCCCTTTTGCCGCCAGCCATGTCCGAAAGGACTTGTGCAAGGCGCGGATCTTTTGAAAGTATTTCGGTCATGCGCTCCTGTGATTCGTCATTCTTTTGCCGATAATCAAGCATGTCAGAATAAACAGAGTCTTCGTCTTCACCGTAAGACTCTCCCATACGAGAACGCATATAATCCAAATAAACCTGTTTCTTGGAAGGTTTATTTGTCGCCCCTGAAGATTCCACAGGTACTTTTTCTTCTTCGTTTCCTACATTATTATCCATGAAATAATATTTAAAGTATTACTTTAGCAAAGTAAAGACATTATTTTGTGGTTTAATATGTTATAATGTTATATATTTGAGCCATTATAACAAACCAAAGCATTTTTTCATGGCAAAAACAGAGAACTGGCAAAAAAAAGATGATGTATTTAAGGCATACGAAAGGGCAATAAAAGAATTGGGGGATGTCGCACGCCGGGTTCCCAAAAATACGATCATAGAAAAAGCGATGTCTTATCCGGCTCCAAGGTATTACATCACCTTAGAAGTCGCTATCAGAAACATATCGCTTATGTATAGAGGGATACAACCGGACATGTACAACCCCATGAAAATAGACATGTACGACAGTATTTTCAGGAAATTTGTTGCAAAAGGGCTAAAATATCCGGGATATAGCTATTTGGAAACCATCATCAATAATGAAGCTCCTTCTTTCTATATCGAAAAAAGGCAATTTGTACGCATTATTAATGACAAATTAAAAAGAAAATGATCCTGGTATTCATATTTATCCTTTTTTATTCCCTATCACGGTACTACGATCTAAGCGATTACGGACTGTCCTCCGGATTCCGATATTGGCAACTGATTGCATACAATTTCATACATCTGACCTTTATGCACATGTTCTTCAATTCAATCGGATACCTGATATATAAGCCGGTGATTGCAGAATATTATGGACGCAAAGCCCCAATTATAGTAATACCAATATCTGTAATCCTGTCTTCTGCAATCTTTTGCTCTGAAAAACCGACATTCGGCGCATCAACCATCATATTTTCCATGATCGGCATGTATTTAAGCAAGATATGGCAAGATGGACATTCGAAGCGACAGAAATATACAATCATGCTGCTTATAATGTTAATAATGCAGTCAATATTCGGCTATAATGTCATTAATTGGAAAATACACATTTCAGCTTTAGCAATCTCATTCATTTTATCTCGATTATGCACGACATTCACAATGATTTCGAGATCGAAAATATCTTGGAAGAAAACAGAAAAAGACACGAAATAATAAACGCACCATACAATCCAGTCACCGGTCTTGGCGCCGTAGGGGAACGAAAAAAGATTTCAATAAAAGACTCCCCTATTGGCGATATGTATTTACCGGTTGAATTGATAAAAGAAAACCTGTTTATCCGTAGACTCGCCAAATACGGATTCAAAGGATATATTATCCGATTTATTAAAGAAGTGGAGTATTCCGAAGAAGCCCTAAACCAGCTTTGGATTGAATTTATAAAATATCGGATAATATACGATTTTGAATACTGGGCCTATTCATTCATCTTTATAAAAGATAAAGTGAGCCCAAAAGATATCCCATTTAAACTAAACCGTGCGCAAAGAAGAGTACTGAATAAACTTGAAAAACTACGAAAGGCCGGAAAGCCTATCAAGTTTATCCTCTTAAAAGCACGACAGTGGGGAGGATCAACACTCGTCCAAATTTATATGCTTTGGATAATGCTCGTACACCGTCGAAACTGGAATACCGTCATTTGTGGAGATGTGGAAACACAGTCAAGAAACGTTCGGGCAATGATCACAAAGGCTTTAAACAAATACCCTTCTTATCTGCTTGGAGAAACGGTTAAATTCACACCCTTTGAAGGTTCAAGCAAAAACAAAGTCATTCAAAACACAAATTGTGTTGTCTCGATCGGATCTTTCCAAAAACCCGATACACTTCGAAGCGGTGACATATCAGGAGCTCACCTAACCGAAATTGGACTTTGGAGAGCTACACCAGGCAAAAAGCCGGAGGACCTTATCCAGTCTATATCCGGTTCCATTTATGATACAGCATATACGATTTTAGGGTTGGAAAGTACGGCAAAAGGCGTTGGTAATTTTTTTCATCGTACATGGCAACAGGCTGTCAAAGGTAAAAATAACCTGCTCCCCATTTTTGTAGCATGGTTTGATATTGATATTTATTCAATCCCTATTGATAACCACGAAGAGTTTATCCATTCTATGGACGAATACGAATGGGACCTTTGGAAACTGGGAGCTACACTGGAAGCTATTGCTTGGTATAGAGAAAAAAAGAAAGACATGAAAGATATTTGGCGTATGAATTCTGAATATCCAAGCACTCCAACAGAAGCCTTTCAATCTACCGGCCGACGACGTTTCCGGCTTTCAGACACGCTCAAACTACGCGAAACTTGCATCGATCCTATTTTTCATGGTGAAATTTCAGGTTCGGAAGAAACGGGTGTAGAAAGCCTTCAGAATCTTCGGTTGTCAAAAGAAGAAATAGGCTGCTTGTCCATTTGGAAAATGCCGGATAAATCAAAACGATATCGAAATCGTTATATTGTCGTTATGGATGTAGGGGGAGTTTCAGATGAAGCCGACTACACGGATATCACCGTCTTTGATCGCTATTGGATGATGGACGGAGGCATCCCGGAAGTGGTAGCCGAATGGCACGGCCATATCGACCATGATAAAGGCGCTTGGAAGGCTGTACAGATGGCAACATTTTATGCTGACGAGGAGGATGCTATGGTTGTAATAGAAAGTAACACGCTTGAAACAGAAGGCACGGAAGGCAATAATTTCGAATACATCTTAGACGAGATAGCAGGGCATTACTCCAATCTCTACTGTCGCACCCCGGCCGACCAAATCAGACAAGGCGCCCCAGCAAAATGGGGATTTCACACCAACACATCAACCAAGCCTATGGTTATCTCCCATCAAGCAAAAGCAATACGGGATTCTTTATACATCGAAAGATGCGAGGAAGCCGTAGACGAACACGACACATTTGAAATCAAAGAAGATGGTAAAACAATGGGAGCTGTTGAAGGAATGCATGATGACAGACTCATGACTCGTGCTATCGGCGTATGGATCTGCTATCGGATAGGTCTTCCATTTGCCGTAAATACCCCAATAGCTACACCAACCCGTAAAGTCATATCGGAAGCTACAATATGAAACGAGGCAAGATCGGAAATGATCTTGCCTCGTTATTTAAAATTATGCCCGGATTTGACCTATGACCTCAGAAGGAATTCCCTGAAGTTGCGCCATACGACCTTCCTCTTGGGCCTGCAACATCTCCGCTTCATCCCGCTTAATACTTTCCAAGATACGTTCAGCAAACGGAAGCGACGAATTTTCAAGCAATTGCTTGACATTTATTGCCTGATTTTTGTAAAGCTCCATCAAGAACTCATTCATCACCATTTGATAAACCGGAGTATTAGAACCTTCCGTAATATAGACATCTATTTCTGAATCTTGCACCTTTTCCGGATCATACCATTTACTTTCTTTCGAATAGTCCGATCCGGCAAGGTCTATATATCGAGCAGAAGTATAAAATTGCTGAATCGTCTTCATTACTTTATTGTCTCGCTTCTTTTGAAAATTACGAAAAGAATCAAGCAAGCCTTTAACATTCATACTTGAATTCTGAACCTGCTGGGCATAAAGCGAAGATGGCGTATTAGAAGATGGCGTTTGGCCTTGCATTGCAGAATTTACACCAGAAATATCATTGATAAGTTTCAATTGTAAGTTCAATAGTTCGTAATCTCCGGCAACAGCCGCAGATCCGTTATATTGATGAACGATATTCTGTATATTCTGGCCCTGTTTAAGACGAACAAAAAGCACACCATTATAACGCACATATTCATCTACAATCTGCTCCCGGCTCATTCCCTGAAAAGCATCTTCATCCACAATGAGAAGTCCTTTCGCAGTAGACGAACGAATAAAATCGATCATCGTAAGCGTCCGGTTTATGTACTTTTGCTGATCAATAAAGTCATCAACAAAATTAAAGACTTTACCATTGACAAACGGATAAATGTTCAATATGTAATTATGCTCTTTATGCCAGTAAGGTGAACGCCCTTCCTGTAACACATCTCCGAACGGAGTCATGTAACGATAGTACCAATATTGCTCAATTGAATAGGTATATTCCACAAGAAGCACATCTTCCGGGTCCATGCCGTTAGCTAACGCTTCTTCCATACGCTGCTTATTTAAAACATCTATCGATTTTCTGTCGGAAAGATTGGAATACCACCATTCCCCACTCAATAGGTCACGGCAAAAAAGTGCTTCCCGACTTTCCTTTTTCCAAACAAGAATCACCCGGCAAAGATCTGGACGGGACGGCATATAAAAATCCATATTTTTGTTCTGGTCCCCTTGTAATCCAAACGAATCAGCCCAGGTAGCCCCGTTATGATCACCGTAAATCCGATAAATATCATCACAGGTTGTTTTATCACGGGCAAATGCGGCCACAATATCCGAAAGAGTCATATCATACATTTCCCCGATAATACGAAGATCCCATGTCCGAGGATCTTCTATATCCGTGTTGAAGAATAACCGATAAGTATTGGTTGGATAAACCCACACATCCAAATTTTGTTTAGCCGGATTCATGCCGTACTCTACCCGTTGGGCACATAACCCTGAAAGCATAAGATTCGTCAAACTTGCAGCATCCATTTCCGTCGTTTCGTTGATCTGATGGCAATACTCAATTGCAATGCTCATCATTTCTCCAATCTTACTTTCCCTTTTGTCCCTAACAACACAAACGGGCTTCGTTTGGTTATTTCGGAATTGTCCGTCGATATTTTTCAAAATCGGGCGAATGACATTGTTTTTCAAAGGCACTTTACCCTGCGATCGAATATATGCACTTTCTGTCACTTTCTTCCCACTTGCTGGATCAATAACAAGATCGCCCCATTGATCTTCAAATCCATACATCTGGGAACGTGCAGCCTTCTTGCGAACCTCACTAAGTCCCCACCAAGCATTTTCAGCCTCTTTCAGCACATCTGTAGCCTTTGTCAAACTAATAGCTGACCGGGTGCGACCACCCCGCTCCACTCCCGGTTTCAATCTACGGTTATAAAACTTTCTATTCATCTCCTATTTTGTCTAATTCGTTAATCATCATTTCTTTTGTCTTTCTCGCCTGTTCGTAAAGAGCTTTCTTTTCTTCTCCATCCATCAAGCGGGCCATATCATACATACTTTCAATCGCTTTTTTATAAAAGCTGGTCGTTTGATAACGTCGGTATGCACGACTATTGGCAAAGGATTTGTAATTACCCGACAGGTCCTTACCTCCTTCGAGCCCTTTACGGTACATCCTATCCCTACTCTGCATCTCTTCAAAGTCTTTCACGTAATGGTTATAGCGTTCGTTTGTATAATTACGCGGAACCATATTTTCTGTGTCATAGGTCAGCCCGCTCACAACTGGGATATTCCTAAGCTGCACATCTCCGGTTACTGCGCCTTCCACCGTTTTGTAACATTGAGCAATGGCTTTACCTACGCCACCTAAGTACTGTTCGAAAAGGTACTCTACGGCAGAAGGATTCAAAAGAGCATAATCCAATTTTCCTTTAGAGGCATAATCACCTCCCGACAGACTATTCAGCCGTTCGGAGGCTTTGATTATCGCTTTGCTGGTTCCAGTCGTTACCTTATGATATTCTGGAACATACTTATTAAACTCGTTGCGCCCCGTGATCCGTTTCCCGAAGTAGTTTTCATTGAAGAGATACGCCTCCGTAATTGGAGATATCATGTCCGGGGTAAATGTACGAGTGGCAGCTTCGACAAGATTGTCTGTCGCATTCGACTCAATACTAAGTGGAAGCACATCCATTAATTTACCCATGACATCCGATGTAAAGTCACGCCCCTTATATTCGCCTCTTGTATACTGTGCCGACATATCACCAAGCCCGAACAGCATTCGAAGCTCAACAGGAAGAGGTAAGAGTACATATTTCCCCGGTGCACCCATTATAGGCAGGATCAAATTATTCTGCCGTACATAATCTGGGATATCGTTATACTCGTCATCATCTCCGAAAAGCATTTTAGACAAAGTACTAACGGCAAATCCAAGCGTCGCCCACATAGCAATAGCCGCACCTGCTCGTACGGGATTATGCTTTGCCGCATGAGCAAAATTATGCGTTCCTTGTATAGCCGCATTAAAGAAATGAAAGAAGTTCTGCATATAAACCGCACCCATCGCACCGCTACCTCGTCGATTGAAGTTTACCGACACTTCTTTTGCTGCGTTGATACTTTGTAGTTCTGTCATTCCAGATTCTTTTGCTGTAAGATAAGTCGTAAAGCGTCCACCGTTTTCTACCACACCGTTCACCATTTCGAAGTATCCCCCAAGCACATTGAACACATCTTTGACACGGACACGGCCACCCGCGTTTCTATTCAACAGACGTTCCACCTCTTTCTTGTACTTATCATAACCGAATGTCGCCACGTATCCGGTCTTGCCGCCACCACGAAGAAACGCTTCGTATTCCAAATCAGTCCTTCCCCCTATTTCTACTTTGGCGATACGCCAAAGGGCCAGAGGATAGTTTTTAAGGAACCTTCCTTCGTAAGCTGCTCCATATTTTACAAAATTCATCGTGTTGGCATAGAAAAAATCACGTGCAAAGTTGCGGAGGATGAAATTAATATTGCGCGAAGTGTAATTCTGCATCATGAATTTACGCACATTGTTCAATCCTTTCAGAACCACATTATCAAGACTCGCTCTATTAATGCCATTGACTGCTTGAGAAACGACTGGATTCCCATTGATGTAAACCAATAGGTCACGTCCACCTTCTTTTACTCTGACGACATGCTGCTGCTCTTGCCAATCTTTGATCGGCACACCAAGGTTCAATACTTCCTGTTGCGTCTTAGCCTCACCTTTCTCCTGCAGTTCCTTCATCTTTTCCTCGAAATCATTAATGATACTTGCATTCGTTTCGGCATCCTCTGTCAATCCGGTTGCGGACACTGGCTCCCAAAGAGTACGACCTTCGGTATCAACACCGCTCTTTACATACCATTGTCTGGAAACGCTTGCCATGCCGGTCTTACTATTTCGGACCAAATTAGCAAAGCGAAGTTTCACAAGATTTTTATAACCCATCATTGTCGCGCTTTCGTAGTCGCTTGCAATATTCGCCAAGATGTCACCTGCCATAGAAGTACGCCCTTTTGCCTTTTTGATCGGATTGGAAACTATATCACGGTTACTATCTATATAGTCCCAGATATCGCCTGCAGTCGTTTCCTCCCACTCTTTCAAAGGAACGTAATATTCATATTTACCAGAAATACGATCACGGGATTCACGGCTGATCAGATTGCATTGATACATCTTCTCCAACGTGGCGCGGGTTGCTTTCCCTACTGCCTCCCAAAGTTTCTTCGTATCATTCTCCTTTTCAAACTCTTCGACAAACCGGCGAACAATATCTTCATCCATACCCTTTGTCTCCGCAGATAAGGCTTTTGTTATGGCGGTCAGCCCGGCAAAGTCCTTATTACCGATCGATTCAATAAGTTCGGGAGATGGCTGTTCTACTGATGCAAGTGCCTCACGACGCATTACTTCGTTACGTTCCAAACCGTGCTTTGCCTTCATGTAAAGATCAACCTTGCGTCGTTTATCCTTGTCTATATTCTTGCCATCTCTGGATAAGCGGGCAACCTCGTTCACTAAGGCGGCAAATTCATTCGCTTTGAAATGGTTCACATCATATTCTGCCCGTCCCTGCGTCGTATTCTCGTAGATATAGGCATCCTCATAATCTTTTACTTTGTGTCCCGTCTCTTTCTCTACAGCCTTTTGAAAGTCACGGATGTGAATCTTCTGGTCTTGGTAGCCTTCACGGAAACGCTTGTAGAATTCACGTGTCATAGCGGAAAAACTTCTCGCACCTTCCGATACTGCACCAATGGTCCGTATCATTGTTCTTCTGTCTTCCGATGGAGTATTAAGTATTGTCCCGCCATGCACCAAGGGATCACGGAACAACAATGTATCACGCATATTTCCATCTTTGGCCACTTTATGAATGATCGTAACAAGTGAATCACCTTTTTCAAGACGGTTCTTACTCTTCCATAACATATAAGCAATATCTTCATCCCGCATACGCAAATCGATTCCCAACGACCGGAAAAATCCGCGGATGGCCGATTTTATCTTTTGCCAAATGGACGGCTCGGATACACCATTTTCTGCAACAGAAGCCAAATACTCTTCCGTCGCGATCCTGAAGTCTCCCCCATAGCGGGAAAGTCCGGCACGGGTAACCTTACGGCGCACATCTTCCGGTAGGTTGCGATAGACAGAATCCATCATGTCGTCAAACTTTTCTCCTAATAGTCCGCGAAGCCCTTTATGCGCAACGACCTCGTGTAAAACGGTCGCTTGTGCGTCGGCGATGTTTTCAGCATTGGGCAAAACCAAATATACTTCGCCAGTTTCCATATCATACCAACCTTTGGACCCTCGTTTCTTCCGTTGAGTATCTTTGTCCTCGTCCGTGATATCGTTTATATCCCGGATGATGTGTATCGGAATATGTAGGCTACTTGCCAATTCATCAATGGCTGCCACCTGTGAAAACTTAGACGAGGTTTCCATTAAAGAATCGGAAGCACTGCGGAAGCGGACATTCTTATCGTCTTTACGATTGATATGAGACTGCGCTTCATCCTCTTCTCCGATATTAACGATATCGGTAGCAGTTTCAACAGTTTTATCCATTTCTGCATACTTGGCCTCCTTTTCCTGCAGCTCTTTTTTCATCAGTTCGGCATACTCTTCAAACTGTTTTTTCGCCTGCACCAGTTCATCCTTATATTCGAAAGGCTTACCTTCTCTCGACAAAAGCTGTTCCAATTCAGCCTCGTTATGCTTTTTACTATTCTTAGCAACTTCCAACCTGTTGGCATCATCTTTACCCGTAATCACATTCTTTACAATGTCTTCAATAGCATTTCGTAGTAACGATTGCTTCACAGGCACTGCCTCTAAATCAAGTTCGGGACAGGAATAGTACATTTTACGATGTACTTCTACAAACAAAGCACCACCGTCCCGATTCATTTCCTTTTGCAAAAAGGTTTTTACTTTAAAAGTGAAATTGCTAATCTGCACGGTTAATTCTCGTGTCTGATCACCGGCAATATCACCATCTTTTATCTTCTTGGCATCCGCAAGTATACTTTTATTATATTCTTTGAAAAAATCATCCATGCCTTCAACGGCCGTAAAATGATTTTTTCCAATAACAATCTCTTTGAACTTACCATCGGGAAATGAAGATCGAATATCAGCTAACAATTTGCTGTGTTTCTCAATACGTGCATCTGCGTCTTTAATCAAGCCTTTTAATCTTGGTTTAGCATTATGGATATAGGTTTGATCGGCTTCCCATTGCTTTTTTCTACTTTCATATTTGCGTACATTCTTTTCCGCATTATTTTTCAACATCGCATATTCACTTCCAGAGAGTTGGGCTATAGTATCACCGAACACATCCTCTTCCTCTTCAAGCACACGATTGGACATACTGTTTGTCATTACCTGTTTACCGTTCATGATGCTGTCGGCAATGGCTCCTTTCGTTTTCAAACGTTGGTATGCGGTAACATCCAAACTGTCCTCAACTCCAAAACGCAAGATGCGTACAGGCTTACCCATATCTTTGTGCAAGTTACCTTGTCGCAAGATACGCCCATTGCGTTGGGTATAGTCCATAGGACGGTTGGGCGCATCCAAATGTATCAGTGTATGCAAGCGCTCCTGAATGTTCACGCCCGTACCAAGCGTAAAGGTCGAACCGAGAATCACGCGAACCTCGCCACGGTTTACCTTTTCAAAGATTTCAAGTTTCTTTTTGACGGTCATTCCCGACCTCATTATTACAATCTCATCAGCAGGAACACCCTCTGCAATCAATTTGTCTCTAATGTCATCGTACAGGTTGAAACCGCTCTGCTTGTTTTGGTAATTGTCGGCAAAGATGGCAACCGTACCTTTGTAGTCGGCTGTTTCTTTCAGTGAGCGCAAAGTCTGGCGTACGGCTTCGTTGGTCTTGCTGTTCGGATCGTCCTCCGTATCGGACAGAACCAGTCGGGCATCCACGGCTGCGGCTTTGGCAATACCGTACATCGTAAGAGGAATATGGCTATTCTCTTTCTTTTCCTTGCCACTCATCTGCTCATACTGTTCAAGTTCGTTCTTTACGAACTTCATAATGCTACGCAATGCACGTGTCTGTGGCAGATAAAGATCTTGTGCCTTTCCTCCTTCCATTTCGGGAATCTTGTCCTTTACTCCACCGGCTTCTTTAGTCAGGACGGTATCGGACACTCCCGACCATATACGCACCAGTTCAGGAAGATTGACATATCCGGCGAAACGGTTGTTCTCTTTAAATTTTCCGCTTGTGGTAAACTCCAACATTTGCTGAATGTTACCGAAGTTGCGCACAAAGTCATCAAAGTAATAGATACCGTACTCTTTCATCGTGTCAGCCGGCATGAGATAGCGCATAAATGTCCAAATTTCTGCAGCGGTGTTGCTAATGGGTGTACCAGTGGCGAATATTACGTTCCGTCCGTTGTTCTTTTCCAAAATGGCTTGTGTTTTCAGAAATACGCCTTGCGACTTCTTACTGTATGACGGGTCCACGCCTTTAACTCCGCGTTGCATGGCAGTGGCAAATCCGAGATGCTTATACTCGTGCGCTTCATCTACAAGCAGAGCATCAATGTTCATGTCGTCAAAGTTTTCCACATCGTCAGTCCGACGATCAAGCATTTCCATAGCTTTAACCTCTGCATTCTGCAAGGCTATTGCACGTTTCTTTTCATCGTTGGCAGTACGTTTTTTTGAAGCATTATTTGTAAGTTCGACAAGTTGTTCCTCTAACAATTCAATTTCCCGTTCAGCCTGTCGAGTAATCATGCTCTTTCCGTCTGGATCTTCCTCTTTCATCTTTTCAAGAATAAGCATCTTCTCCTCAATCTTGTCCTGCACGAAAGCCATTTCCCTTTCCTCGCTGTCAGGGATAAATTCAAAGGTCGATTGGGGAACGACAATCATGTCCCAATCGTTGTAGCGTATCTTGGCATAGAAGTTCTTTCTGCCTTCTGCATTACGGTCTGCTTCTTCAAGTGTCAGTATCTTGGCATTGGGGTACAGTTCTTTTGCACTCGCAACAAATTGTCCAACGGTAGCGTTCTGTACTACAATCATCGGTTTGCGTGCAGTCCCTAAACGGCGCATTTCCATAGCGGTGGAGATTAGAGTAAAGGTTTTTCCAGTTCCAACCTCATGGGCAAGCAACAAAGGCTGTTGTGTGCCTCTAACAATGGCTCTGCCTTGATGCGGGCGCATCTTGAACTCATGAGAAGCACCACCGAAATATTCTGGCACAAACTCATCGGGTACGCTCATCGGCACAAAGTTGTTGAACGTGTCATTATAGATACGTTCAATTAATGCAGACATTTTCGGATCACTTTGCATCTTCTGCCTTGCCCAATCTTTGAAGTCCTGACGAATTTCGTCAATCTTGGCAGCGCATGCCTGTGTCGCTTCCTTGTCGGTGATGGTCTCGGTTGTGCCGTTATAATGCTTCTTGGTAGTGGAAACCGTGATGCTCTTATTCTGAATGGCGGCTTCTATGAGGGTGTGTCCCATAATGGTTCGACCGAGCATTTCACTGGTTACACCCATTGCGCGGTTCTTTTCATAGTTAGTAAAGTATGGTTCTTTCATAAACCAAGTACCACCAACAGCTGTAAACCGTACGTCAACCTCCGTGCGTTCTTTTACGAAATCCTCATATAGTTTCGGATCAATCCAAGAGCTTCCGAGGGTAAAATCAATCAAATGCGCAGGAATTTCCATAGGCATAACCTCCTGCAATGCCCTGATGTTACGGTCAAATTTCCCATTCTCGTTGTTTTCCTTTGCTTGACGGAGTTTTTCGCGGATATTTCCACTCAAGTACTGATACGATGCTTCCATCTGCCGGGTTACAGGGTTCTCGAAGCCATAACCACTTTCGATTATTTCATTCTTCACATCCTCGATACCTGTACCAAGTTGTTCCGCGATGTATGGTACATCAACACGACCGAATTTGAAGATACTTGCAATAATACCGTCCTTGATATTGGTTGGAGTAGGCTCTTTCTCTTTTTCAACAACACGCTTGCTAAATATATCGGTCTTGTCAAATTTCTGTACCCGGTTCCCTTTTTCATCTGCCGTTTCTTCAAACTTTTCAAGAGCGAACACATTGGCATAGTCCACATCATTACGGAGGAATGCAATGGCTGTGTTCTTGTTGAAGTGTCCGTATGTGGAAACAAAATCATCGTATGCCTTGTTGAGTTTGTCAAGCAAGGGCTTCAGTCCCTCATCACTTTCGTTCTCGGTCTGATAGGAAAGGACCTCTGCAAGGGCGTCCTTGATGGCGGTGTACGCCTCGAAGCATTCCACTTTCGTATGTCCTTTTACCTTATTGGCATTCACATCGAGAGGTTGTGCGCTTGCGGTTGAGTTGATGTACAGCTTTCCGTCTTTAACAAACACTTCGCCAATCTTCTTGCCGGGCATTGCATCAGTGACAAGTTCTGTGCTGCGTTCGCCAAATTCCTCTGCACTGAATGAACGGACAAACTCCGATAACATATCTTCCTGCTTCTTGTCCTGCTTAGGGTATAAACCCTTGCTTGTCGGGCGGAAAGTGTCGCCTTTCTCAAATGCAAAGTGCATTTCACCTGCCATATTTTCGGGATGTTCAATGAAATATCGGTTGTAGTCCATCGAAAGTTGCTTGATGACAGGCGTTTCCTTGCCCTTGACCTTGCGTGTTTCCCCAGTGTCGTACTCCGTCATACGTTCTCCGCTCACATCGCTTACATCAATGGCATGGACAGACTTCTGTCCGTTCACACGCTTGCGAATAACAACGATGTCAGAGGTTACTCCGGTGCCGCCGAAAGTCTTGTTGTGCATACGGAAAGCACCCACGAAGTCTGAACCTCCCTCGCTCACAATCCAGTCACGGAGTTTCTTGCTGTTGTCAAGCGTACCGTTGGACGTGATAAAAATGCCTAAACCGCCCTCACGCAGTTTGCGCACATTCTTTGCTATACAGAAATCGTGTATATTGTGGAATTTCTTCGACAAGTCTTTGTCACCCGTGATATCGTTTACACGGAGTCCGGTAACGAACGGAACATTGGTAATAGCCAAATCCACACTGCCGTTAGGTATGCGTGTCTGCTCAAAGCCCTGTATTTCCACTTTGGCATCAGGATAAAGGAGCGAGAGAATACCGCCTGAAGTTCCGTCAATCTCTATGGCATGGATATCGCTACGCTCACTGATGTTTGTAGGCATCTGTCCCAAGATATTGCCGATACCGGCAGAACCTTCAAGAATGTTTCCACCATTGAAGCCCATTTGTTCGGCAATGTCCCAAAGCGTATCCACAACGTATGCCGGAGTGTAATAAGCACTATTTGCACTCATTACAGCCTCTTTATACGCCTTTTCGCCAAGCAATTCACGGAGTTTCTTTGCAATGGGGTTAGGAGCATACGATGTATCTTCGTTGAAAGCCTTACCCAAACCGCCCCAGCCGCTAAACTTGCGAAGGGTTTGCATCTGTTTTTCTGTAGCCTGTTCGCCACTTTCAAGCAACAGGTTTGCAAGCTCGATAGCCTTGATGTTGGCTTCGATACGTGCATCTACCGATGTCGGAGCATGGTCTTTGCCACGTTCCGAATGGTTGTTGCGGGTGTTCTTGGGGGCAAATGTATTCTTGTCCTCATTTTTGCGTGCAACTTTGAGAATAGCATCAAGTTCCTTGCGTGTTACTTGGAATGGTCCGCTTATATTGTCATTGCAATGGAATACGTTGGCAAGTTCATAATAGACAATACCGGAAACCTCATGCTCTCCTCCGAGTTTGTCGTTCAGGCGCAATGTAACACCTTTGAGTTCATCGGCAAGTTTTCGGTTGTTTTCAATCTCTTTCTTGCGTTTGCCCTCAATGCTTTGTTCGTTTAAGGAATCTGAAAGTCGAGGTCGCACAGCCCTATCGACTGCATCGCCTGTTCCTTCTCTTTCGTTGTCAGTTCCTCTACCGGCTTGTTGTTCGTTTTCGCCACTTGTTTCAGTGCCTCTTGATAATCCTTGCCCGTGTCGATTACCGTTGGTTGACAATCCTTCGGGGCGAACTGCATCATTTCTTCGTAATCCATCTTTGTTATTAGTTTCGTTATTATCAAATTGATTGTCAAACAAATCTAAGCTGTTTGATTTACGCGAAATTACTGTTTTTTTCTCAACCTTTTTGCGCGTCGAACGAGTTTTCTTTATACGTTCTTCAGCAATTTCAACTTCCTTGTTTACTTCTGCTTCTCTCGCTATGGTTTCAGCAGTCGCAAAAATGTCAATGCCAGGTTTATCAAAATTGGTTACATCAAATGCCTGAACTTCATCGTAAGAAGACATTTCTTTGTTCAAACCATTTTCTAAAACTTCGGGCAGGTCCCTTGCGCCATTATAGAACGCTTTGAGATATGGACGTATGGCATCACCCAAGTCTGCAATCATGGCCGTTGCATACTCGGCAAACTTCCGCGATCCTTTCTCCAGATGATACACTGCCATTTCCGTACCGATTGCAAGTATCTCTGGATCTATGCCGATATTCATTTGACCGAGAAGTTTCTTGCGCATACGCTCGCGAAGCTCAGCGTACCGTTCATCGGTAACAAGACGGTTGCCGCTCGGATTATTTTCCGACTTAGGCTCTTGCTTTACGGTTTCTGCTTTTTCTGCACGTGCAATTTCCCTAATCTTGACCTTGTTTTCAAGAATAGTTTCAACAGCATCACGCAGCTCCTGATCGAAATTCTTAGGATTGCGCACAATCTCCAACATTTCTTCAGGACTGTTTGCTGTGTAATTGAAACGTCCATCCCCAATAGGGATAGAGCCGCTCACGTCATCACGCTTCAATGTGGTATATCCTGTTTCCTTGTCAACAGAAACAGAGTATTGCCATACAGGGGTATATTCCTGTTTTTCCTCTTGCTTCTGTATTTTCGCCTGTGGAGACTCTGCAAACTGCACATCACCGTCATTGACCTTAGACAAATCGGACAGGGATAATGGGGGTTGTGATTGTGCATCTGTGGCGTAGTCAACCAATCGTCTGGCATCTTCTTCACTACGCATCATAAATCCACGTTTTTCTCTATCCCACCAGCCTTTCATCTCTTTGGCGAACATGGCTGTGTGCTTCTGAACTTCCTTGCGCAATTCCGACTGAAATTTTACAAGGTGCATGTCCAATACCTTGCCTCGCTTGGTAGTGTATTGTGCCGGCTCAATAGTGTATCCATTGCCGGAGACAGAAGATTCCACTTTTTGAGGAACGTCTTCTGTCTTTACACTCTTATATTCTGCAAACGCTTTTGTCTTGCGGTGGCTGCTACCTATCCATTTCTCGAAATCCTCCAAGTTTACGGGGGTTACCACCGTCTTGTGCTTCTTCGCCCAATCTTTGTCATAGTTGGCGAAATAAGCCGTCTCGGCATCGGCCGCCTCATTGAAGCCAAGCATTACCTTATGCTCGTCAAAGCTGCCGTCCTCGTTGTATTGATCCACCACAAACGCTTTTCGACCGTTCCACCCATCAATATCATCAGATAGGAACACATCTATATGGTCGCCGTCCACGCCCTCCGTACCACGAATGTAGCCGTAGGTGTTCTGCATGGTCGTTTCCCACTTCTTACCATTAGCATCCACGCCACTACGAACAGAACCTTTCGGTTGCTCGATGCTAATATCAAATGTACCTACACGCACATGCCCTTTCTTGTAATTGCCGGCTTCCTTCTGGGCTTCGGTAGGATTTATATCGGTATTTGCTTCGGCATCTGCAATTTTTTCGCTTAAATCGTTGATATTACGAGATGAATCGCTATCTTTGTCGGTAGAAGAGCTTTCGGTTTGCAGAGGAGCTGTGTCATTCTGTAATTCAGTATCGCCAATGTCTGTCGTCCTGTCGGTAGCCGTTGGCTTTTCTTTTTCAAAGGCAGTCAATAGCCAATTCTTCTTCTCTCCATCCCATTCAAGGCGCACAGCCGCTTTATGCGTTTTACTCTCAAGGTTTACACGGTTAGCACTACGGCTTATCACCACCATGTCGTCTAAGATGTCCTGCAAGCTGTCGAGAACCTCGGGGTGGAACTTGGCAAGTTTAGATAGTCCAAAGCCATTGCTCTTCCCTGTCCCCTCTTTGCCCCAAACAAGATCTATGTCTCCGACCTCTTTGTGGTGAAGTGCACCTATCGCTTCTCCGCTTCTTTTCCTTAAGAGGAACTTTATCGCTTCTTTAGCCTTGCCTCTGAATTGATCATAGATATCACCAAAGACTCCTTTACCTATCGGTTTTATTTCTCCGGGTGCGCTTTCTTGTGCAACTCCATTCGCGCGATCAACACCGGGGCCAGCCGGTTCTCCTGCTTCAATTTCTCCACTTCGCCCGGTCTGAGCAGATTGTTCTCCTTGCAGTATCTCGCTGCCTCCTTCGCGTAAGACATCGCCTCCGCTTTCGTCATTTCCTTCAGTGTTTTCATCTTTTTCTGTTCTATTTTGTGCTAATATAGCATCTATTTCTTCCAGTTCTTCCTGGATTGCCCGAATTTCGTCAGCCATCTGAGAATCCAACTCAAATTGTTCTTCATCAGTAAGCATCTTTTCTTTAAAATCACGAACAACCGCATCTTCGTATGCCTCATAATCTTCAGGCGAAAGGTGATAATTTTCCTCACACCAGCGAGCATATTCGTTATATTCTGCCTGCCGCATCTCCTCGGCTTTCGCTTCGCGGCGGTTCTTGATGTAATTGATCAGATCGCCACGGGTACGCGCCGTCGAAAGCACCTCAATAATAGCATTACGACCAGCATTCGGATCTTTCTGGTCAAAGAAATTAGTGCCGTTCTCTAAATCTGCCTGCATCAGGATTTCGCCGGCACGCTCTATCGATACGCCACCTTTATCTTTCCCGGCAAACAATCCAAACAGCGAACGGGATTCAGATATACGTCCTCCGGTTTCACGTCGATAATCATCCTGCAGCAACTTTATAGAACCATTGGCCAGCATTTGCGCAGCCAGTTCCTCCCCGCTTTGTGGTGCAGTATTACGCATTAAATTAATGGCAGCTTCTTCACCCGGTTTCACACGGGCATCCTGCAATTTTGATTTAATATCTTCCCAATAGCTCTTTTCTTGTTCGATAGGCTTCCGCCCTTCTTCCCACTCTTTTTTTCTGGCTTTATAACCGTCTATATCAAGCTCCATCATAGGAGCCTTTTTGCCCGACTCGGTTAAACGCCTTTCTGCATCAGAAATATGATTATTTACAAACTGGTCCACTTCTTCAAGTGTCAGGGAACCGTCAAGAAGAGCATCTAAAGTATCACTAATTTCTGCCTGATGATAAATAGGATTACCAGCCTCGTCCATGGGAATAGATGATTCTGGAGTATTTGACTCTTGGTTAATCGGAATTTCCGTCTGGGATGCTGGTAAAATAACATTTTCTTCGGCAGAACTATCCACATCTGGCGTGACAGTCTGGTAAAACGCTTCCAGATCTGCCAATTCCTGTTTTTTTACACGTATTTCATCCCGCAACGATGCACGTTCCCCACCCGATGCTTTCTCAATCCGGGATTCTGACTTGGATATTTCACTTCGTTTATTCTCTATATCCGCACGCAAATCTTCAAGAGCCGTCTGAGGAGATTCGGAAAGGGACGTATATTCATATTGCTGCTGTGGAGTCATGGCCTTATAGTCGATCGTCCCGTCATTTCGTTTGGGCAACGATGCGACAACACTCTCCAACGTCTTTTCCGGCACATTTTCTAACACTCTGCTGTCTCCATCCGTTGAAGAATCCTCATTTGGGGTTTGATTTTTTGACATATTGTCAATAATAGAATCCACCCCTATTTCTTCCGTCATGCCATCAACTTCAACGATAACACCTCCATCATCGCTCATCTGCTGCACTATCCCTTGACGACCGTCCACCAAATTCACCAAATCGCCAGGATTAAACATCACCGGCTGCATATCTGCTGCTTCGGACTCCTTCTCTTCTTGTGCAATCACTTCGCCGGGGACCGTGTTTATGATATCGGCATATAATTGCTCAACTGGATACTGTTCGATCAAACTATCGAACATTTCAGGTCGTCCTTGCTGGACTTTGCCATTTTCATCAAGATAATACAAAATATCATCCGACTGTTTTGCATCCACCAATCCTTCTTCGTCAAAAACAATATTACCGCCTGTTATATAAACCGGCTGGTCTGAAGAAGGAAATTTGACTGTAACAACTTGCCCCATGTCTTTATTGGCCGTTCGGCCAATATCATCCATACGGCGTCTTGTTTCTTCGTCAATACGCGACTGCACATAGTCTACATATCCGTTATAATTCAGCAGATCAACCGTGTATTGTTCAAGTTTTCGCTTTTCCTCCGGATTCAAGTTCTTAACCGATGCAACATTATCGATAAAAGATTGTATTGATTTCGGATTTTTCAATCGATTAACGATCGCGTCATTGAACTTTTCCACATCTTCATGCAGGATTTCCCCGGCGAAAGTTGAAGATTCTTTATATCTATTCGTGATCTGCCGTTTTTGATAAGCACTATATCCTTTAGCTGCACCAATAAAAGGAGAAAACTGTGCACCTCCCATTGAACCAGCAACACCGGCATCAAGCATCGTTTTAAATATATTGTCATTACGCTCTACACCTGTTAATCGGTCTATCGCATAACTGGCAAGAGCATTTCCGGCCTCTTCCAAGCCTTCTGAGGCTATCGGCATTGCAAACCAATGTTTCCCCTCAAAAGAGGCTATCTTATCAAGAAAATTCTTCTTTACAAGATTGGCGGCTGCCTCACGACCACTCTTCTGTAAGATATTTCTTACTGTACGGCCCATCATCCCCGCGCCAAAAACTTCAGACAAACTTTCGGCCGCACCCGTTCCAATCGCATTAGCCCATTTTAAAGTTTCGCCCATTTCTGGATTTTCCCGGCTCAATTCGTCATATTTGTCAGAAGCAGTAGTAAGCCCTGCTGCAACAAGTCCCGCACCACCTGTTGCAGCAATAGCAGTAGAAGTCGCAGCAGATTCGGCTGCATCCAAAAAAGCTGAACCGAACGCCCCTTGATAATCGCCCTCGCTCCATAGGTCTGAAAAACTTTTTCCTTTATAGCGATCCGACCGTTCATGCATATCTTCTGCGAACGCTTCTGCGTTTTTAGAGAGTCTTTCTAAACCAGCATTCTTATCTGGAATATGAGCAATCATGCCAAGCCCAGGAATAGTACCCGCAAGAGACTGTGCAGCCGCACCAGCTGCCCCTTTAGTATGCTCATTTGCCCAATCCACAGCAGATTCGACAGGGGTAGTGATCTTTTTCAGTAAATTGGTAGAAGAGCCTACCAGACGGCCAGCGCCAGCAGCAAGACGTTCGCCAAAATCCCCAAAGAAATTATCCGTATCTCGCATCTCATCTACGGAGATATCCGGCTCTGGATGTTGCTGCATGAATATATCATATTGTGATGCCTTGACACGATACGGCTTATCCGGCCTCTCAATTACTGTCACAGCATCTGGATATTCCGATGCAAAATCAGGTATATATTCTGGGGAGACATCATACTTAACCCCCTTGTTTTCAAAAATAGGCATAACTTTATTTGCTTTTCGGTTTATACTTAATCACTTCTTGTTCCGGACTGAAATCAACAACCTCTTTTCCATTCAAGTATTCAGGAGGACGATACGGCCCGCTATACTCCTGTTTTGGTAAAAATCGCTGTAAATATTCATAAACGGTCTGCTGTGTATCTTTCGGCTCATATGCCCCGTTTATAATCGACTCCAATTCATCCTGTAACTCTGGAAAATCCTTTATCTTCCTTTTCACAATAGATAGCATCTTAGTTGACTGATCTCCACCTTCACCCATTTGCATTTTTATGTCGTCAACTGTACGCCTGTCATTAGGATTAGAAGCTATTATTTCCTGCATCCTATTGTATAAATACCCAGCTACCGCGGTTGCTTCGTCTTTAGGTATCACTGTTTTTCGCCCATTCTGGCCAATCAAATAATCGAACTTATCTTTTCCATTCTGACTTGCCGCAATCCTCTGCTGCTGGAGTTTTAGCATCGCTTCTCTATATTCGGCAGTCTTTTTATTCTCCTCCGCCCGCAATCGAGCATTTTCAGCATCTTTCTGTATCTGCCTGTTTATATCCGCCAGTTTAATCTTTGTATTAGTATCAAACTTATGCTTCTCCCAATCGGCATTAGCTTTTGCAGCAGCAGCGGCCCTTTCATTTTGATAATCCTGTAAGCGGGCATTAAGAAGAGCATTATCGAATCGGACGCTATCTGCCCGCTGAAGGTCTTTCAGTCTTTGCAATCTTGCGTCAGCTATGCTTGTGTTCGATTGAGGCTGGTCAAATATCCTACGACCGGCTACACCAGTCGCAAGATTGACACCTAACCCCAATATATCCGATAACATCCCAAGTTTTTTCTGCCGTTCCGCTTCTGCGACCTCTTTTTCATATGAGCGCGGCCTGCCGTACTGACTTACGATATCATATATAGTTTGAGGCTTAATGGTTGTTTGTGATACCGGTTCCACCTCTACTTTATCTGGATATTCCGGTCGAGGAACATTTAACGAAGAACCGGACAACATAGGCGTATCTTCAGCAGGAGCCGGAGTAAACGTGCCGTCCGGCTTTTGTCTTGCTTTTAGCTTTTCGAATAATAATCCCATATCAATCCTTATTTATTCCACACACTACCCAGTCTATCTACCATCTTACCCGCTAACTTGGAGTTTCCAAGCAGGCTACCAGCAGTCTGCAAAGCACCACCAGCCATACCGGCATAACCTCTTTCCGACATGGCTGATTGGCCAAGACGAGCCTGATCAAGTGCATTCTGCTGATTTAGGTACAGGGATTTTACATTGTTCTTATACGCATCGGCATTTGCCTGAATGCCGGACGCGGCATCAGCAATAATTTCATTGTTCGCCTGCTTTTGTGCAACGACAGCTTCCGGGGTTGCGCCTGTTACAGCCGCCGAAGCTGCAGCAGTTTGGTTGCTTTTTCTCATCGTATCCCTTACCCGCTTCATGGCCGCCTGTACATCCGATCGATCCATATAATTCTGGTAATATTCGCTATTGAAGAAATCTTCATTTCGCTGTTTAGCTTCGCGGATGATCCGATCCTGACGCTTTCTTTCTTTAGCCGCCTTGATACCTCCAAACATTGAATTTGCAAGCCCTAAGCCGCCTCCTATTAATCCCAACATATCAATACTTTTTTCCACAAATGTAAGATTACAGGACCACTACGCACATGTTAAATTGATACTTTAATTAAATACACATATATTATTGTTTCATACATTGTTATATTTGCAATAAAAACTATTTACAAACTATATATGGCAAGACCGAAAGGAGCACCGAAAGTCGGGGGAAGAGTAAAAGGAACACCAAATAAGATTAAGTTGGAAATCCGCATGAAGATGTCAGATTTTATCATTGACCATTTCAACGACTTCGTCAAGTATTGGGAAGAACTACCGAAGGATTCCCCTGCTAAATTTAGCACATATATCAATGTGCTAAAGTATGTATTGCCTCCTATAGCAGCCGAACCCTTAAGTGAGGAAGGAACAGAGTCGACTGCAGCAAGTGCAATATCAAAGAGTATCGAAGATTTAAAGAACGCATCAAAATAAGATACAGTATGACAACAGTAATCAACATCAACAGAGCCTTGATATTCGAGGGTATCTCCAAAATAACCGGCTTTATAGGCAAAAACGTTGAAAACGGACTGGATCGCATTGCGGTGACGGAAGACGAAAGAAATATCATCGACGACCTCATTAGAAGTTCGATCATATCCATGACTGCTTTCGTTTCAGCGTATCATCCTGTTTTAAATGACAACGGAATAACCATTGAGACACCTTCGAATTTTGACAGGGCCGCATCCGAAGCGTTACAATCGGAAATGGAAACGTATATCATCAATCAATCATGCTGCAACTGGTTCCATATCGCAAGAGAAGAAAACGATGCGGGAAAATACAGCGAATATGCAAAAAACAATATCCTCAATATTAACCTACTCCTTTCGAGGAGAACAAGACCTCAAAGAATATGACTGTTCAATTTGAAATAACAAAAAAAGATGTGCTTCTGCAGGTCAAAACAGAAGCCTTTGTAACAGGTGAAGCAAACAAGGACGGCGAGCTCTCCCGTATCAACCATGCAACAAAAACACAGGCAAGCGACGATGACGATGATATTCTTAATGAGTATATCAATACGGCAGCATCAGCTATTACCGATTTGCTGTCCGGCCATCTTTCGCCATCACAGCCTGCAGATCAAAAAGAAAAGTTTATCTTCACATGCCAAATGCCTGATTCGTACGATACAAATCAGAACTGGGCTATCACAAACGGCATCAAAGATTATATGTCGGCCTATACTCTATACAAATGGTATAAAAGGGTGGCTCCAGACATGGCAGATGCAAGTGAATTAGAAATTATCAGGTCTGATATCAATCATAGGATAAACCAAAGAAGAAAACCCGTCAGACGGCCTGTTCTTCCTCTCAACTTTTAAAAGAGACAACCGCTAACTCTAAAACTTAGCGGTTGTCCACATTATACGCAATACCGGCTCATCTCAAGCGATTCGTGTAGGTTTCATCCACCATAAACTCAATATAGTTTAACGCGACATCCGTACGCACCCCTCCGACCAAAGCTATCATGAAATATTTGAACGCTTTCGTTTTATTCATTTTGGTAATAAGGTCGCGCACGTCTTCGATCTTTTCACGCCCGGACAGCAGAATAAAGTGTTCGGCATCGTTGCTACCCAAAACATAGAAGCCGCATTTGCTGAAAGCCAAAATCTCTTGATCCCTGAATTTAACCGTCTCTCCGCGAAAATATACTAATGATTCGGATGGACGTATTACGCCACGAATAGCTGATTGCACGATACGTTTATGGGTAAGCGTGCCAAACTTGATAGGACGAGTCAGCAGCAGTATTTTGTTGACTGTCCTATGTCCATTGTGCATATTGTAAACCCCGTGGTCGTTGAATACGGCCAAACATTCGGGATAAGAGTTTAGAAAGCGGTTGATTGAAGCGGAAATCTTGTACCAGCTACCCGATTGCATATTGAACACGTAGGAATATGGGTAGTTCCGGTTTGCTACAATAACCTCTTTGTCTTTATAATTATACCCGACCTTTGCTTCCTCCAAATAATAAATAAATTCAGTGGAGGAAAGTTTGTCGCTGAATCCACCCACACCTGCAATTTTTTTAATTATAGGCGAACTGTCGACTGCCGTAGGAAGATAACCTTCCATGTCGGACGATATATCTCTTACAGTCGATCCTGATAGGACCTTCAGCCCTGAATCCGTAGAAAACACAATTGCATCATCAGTGGAAACAATGGAATCTGGATTATTGCATACATCCCGTGTCACAGAAAAAGAATTTGCATAAGCGATATCGCCGGTTCCGACCGATAAGGCAAAAACACCTTCGCCCGTAAACACATAAAGAGGAAATTGCCCGAACTGGCCTGTCGACAAGGCCGTTGTCGCTGTAGCCATTGCCACTATGTTACGACTCGAAACCGTATATGTTTGTTTGGCGGGAAAATAAAACGGGTTTGAGACATTTGATACCTTCAATTTATTGGGAGCAACCGACACGGAATCTTCTGGCAAAGGCGTATAGGTCCCATACTTATCGGTTATCGAGTAAGGATAAAGTCCTTTTAAGCTATAGGCTATGTTCAAGAAAGGATGCGGCTTTAACGGAATCTCATCGTAATACTTATCATTGTAGATAATCATTTTGACCGCCCGTGAATCCGGGTAAGACAGGTATGGGGAAACCATAGCACCATAGGCCGTACTTGCTCCATGTACTATTTTCATTCCGCTTTCCGTCTTGACATGCACCTCCGTATTTACCGTAAATTCGTTAATGTCGCTAACCGCAAACATTCCCAGAGGATAGGGTTTGGCAAGTTTTTCCCGGATGTTCCCTACATGCAGCTTTCCGTTATATGTATACAGGTTTCCGGTTATCCTGCTTCTCGTAAAATCATCATCAGTTGCGACTTCTTGCTGTTCCAGGTTCTTAAATGCCTTGCCTTCGGCAAATATATTTTCAAACCCATTTGATATATCTCCGATCGGGATGCTTTTGACAAGATAAAAATTAGATATTTCCCCTATTTCTTCAAGCAATTCGCTTTCCGACTTAAACGGAAGATCCACCATCATATTATTCTTGTCCAAAACGGTCACTGTTTTTATCGTACTATCAAGATCATTGATTACAAACGGTCTTGAAACGAATATGTCCACAGACGAAGCGACATCTTTCCAGCCGGACAAGCCGGATAAATCATATTTAACGCCTATGGTCCGAGGGTTTGCGATAAGTTTATAAGTAAAACCTTCCACCGACAGGGAGTCAAAATCAAATTTAGTTTTACTTACTGCCATCCTAATAAAATTTGGTTCGCCGACCAGCAGCGGGGACGAATGCATCACGTAGCTCTCATCGAACAGCCTGACGGCATACCTTACAAGGACAGGATATATAACATGTCCTGCATCATACACATCTTCTTGCAACAGTTTGTAATAACTTGCTTTAAAAGAATTGGTAATAATCTTTTCCCCGGCCTCGTTCAATGTTGCAAGGCTCCCGACATCCTGAATACGAACTGCCGGCTCCAAATTACACGATATATCATCCGAGTAGACAGCTTCTTCTTTAATACAAGAAAAACGGATCGACGGTTCCGGAATCTGATCACCAAGATATGTATATTCCCCACCTATGAATATTGCATAATGGATACTTTCGCCCGTCGCCATGACGAGGATATTCCCGACAGATTGTATCTGCTTTACGCCAGGTATCTGCGCGAAAGTTGTATTCTTTACAACCCATTGCCCGTCCACTTTATCGCTATCGAAAAGGACAATGTCATTGGCATACGAAATCAAATGCTCGTACGTGCCGTTTTTGTGCACAAATACCGGAGATTTTCCCTCTGCAAACTGACGTTCAAGTATTGGCCTCCCAACGGGTTCTATCGATCCGTTTTTAGGACGTGCATTTATCAGTTCCGAGCACATCCCGTCTTTTGACACGCCATCATCTGTATTACGGCTTATACCTCCCAGCCCAACATTGACCTTATTCATAGATTCTTACTTTTTACAAAGTAAGGCATTGCAAGTAATGTAGTAACTGTTATTTTGGAACAAATAAAAGGCTTACCCAAAAGATTGCCGTTCCTATGAAAAACCCTTTCCTTTTTGCCGTTCGTAAAATCTGTGTTCTTTTTTGTCCAGATTATCAACCCTAAACAACGCTTTACTCCCAATAGGCATATCTTCTGGAAGATGTTTTACCAACTCGGAAATTACATCGTTAACATTGTTATACCCCAAATCTTCAAACGAATATATTTTCTTCTCTTGGAAAAACACAGTGCCACGGACCATGTTTTTGAATGATATTCTAAATTGAGTTTGCTCCACATCTACATCATCTTCCAATAAATCCGGCAACTTATCATAAAACACAAAATCTATCACTTTCCGGTTTAACTCCGAAACAATCGAGTAATCTGGTTTGACATATACCTCCGTCACTTTATGAGCGCTTGCATGGTTCATGGCAAACGCCACATCATACATAGTTGCCCTTATATCATTTCTCGCAATCGTTCCCCAGCTATGCCGGAACGTGTAGACACAATATGACTCTGGAAGTTCATTGAATTGACAAATTTTCCTTAGACCGCCATTCACATTCACATTAAAAATGTCATTATCAGAATAACGTTTATGGAAATTAAAAAGATATTCATCCCCGTCTTCAGATTTGTATTTTTCAAACAAGTCTTTTAAAATATCCGGTACATCCAGTTCCATATACGCACCATCACTCCTGAACTTAGCCGTCTTCCGTCTATTATAGGAAATTTTCCCATCTTTATAATCGGATACCTTCAGATGATACAAATCTGCAGTATTTATACCTGCCAAACACATCACCATCTTGGCAACATCTTGAGCTAATTCCGGGAGTGGACATTTCATCTTTGAAGGAGGAAGAGGTAATTCAAAGAATTTTTTTATTTCTGAAGCAGGTATGGCCTTATGTTCCGGCTTATCGGATTTAGGAATAACAATCTTTGGCCAAGGATTCGTTTTTATCTGGATAAGCCCACGGTCATAATCGTTATACTTCAATATGGCAGCTTTGAATATTTGTCGTACGCAAACAGGATACATCTCTTTCGCCCTTGATGTTCCAGATAAAGATTTCATCCAATCATTTACAAATTTAGTTGTGAATCTGGAAAACATCAGTTTATTCGTCCCGGCGAATCTTTCCAAATGCTGATACACCAACTGATAATTTTTTGCATTTCTTTCTTGACCGGATTTTGCCATTTCAAACTTATATTTTCGTGCAAAATCTGAAAAGCACACGTCGGTTTCTGTTTTTTCCAAAAAATCAACAAGCTCTTTTATGCTCCACTTCGATATATCTTCTTTATTGGCTTTATCTATATATGTCTTAATAATGTCTGAACAAAAAGATAACACAAAAGGATCTTTCACTTCGCCTGTGCGTGTTAATCCTTTTTTATCCACCATCTTATCCGTTTTTATGTAAGACGATTTTCGATTATGAGTAACCCTTATGTAAACGGGATAAAAACCGTCACTTCTCTGTTTTTGCACACATGTCTTGAAAGTTGCCATAAATCAATAATTTAGAACTATAAACATACTCTAAACATATGCTGCAAAAATACTAAACTATTTCTAAACATCTACCTGCATTTTATTCATTTTACGCTTATAACGCAATAAATAATAAAAGGCTGACAGACAGCTCAACAACTATCTATCAGCCTAACTTATTGATAATTAAAGTGTATTTCTAAAGAAATATCAGTCTTCTATAGCAGCCTGCGCCACATAATATGTGTACTGATAATCAAAAACTTAGCTATTTGGTTTAAGCCTACAGTAAGCAATGATTACTTGTCAGTGTGCATGATTGCAGCTTGCGCCATACCGATATAGATTTAATATTCTGATACTTATGTATTTAGTGTAAGCCTAAAGTAAGCGAATATTTATCTAATGTTGTTTTGATTATGGGGTATCGGCTTAGAGTTTATATCTTTTACGGCAGCGATCGCCGCAGTAATTTCAACTTGATAATCAGTAATTTACAACTTTATTGTAAACTTCTGTACAACACTACCTTATAAATTATATTTAATTTCCTAATCCCCTTGGAATTGTTTACTGGGTTATTACTTAAATATTACTTTTAACAAAATAGGTAGATTGAATAGTTTTGTTATTGTTACCTCCTTTCTTTTAATAGTTCAATAATAGCGTCCTTGTCCTTCAGATTGGAATCAAGACGTGTAATCTGTGCGTTCAGGCTGTCTATCTGCTCTTTCAGAAGTTTGATGGTCTCCTTTTGGCTTTCTACGACAGCCTGTTCCTTTGTCAATTGTGCAGCAATTTCGGTATCTCCGATATTGTTGTTTGCATTCCCGTCCAGTGTTACCGCCGCAAGGTATGCGGAAATCTGATGCTGCACGGGACAGAAAAGGGAAAAGAAATTGAAGCCCAGTGCCTCACTCACTTTGAAAAGGCGGTTGGTCTCCATCGTCTCCCTTTCGAGAATGCGGTTGATGTGCTGCTGGGGAACACCGATTCTTCGCCCAAGCTCGGATTTACTAAGCCCGAGTTCGTTGCGACGCCTGTCGATGGCCTCTCCCACATGCACGTTTTTTATATCTATTGTCATAAGATTAAATCAATAATTGAACCTTAAATCAAAATTCATCAAACAAATATTTGGCTATATAAACCTTTTTGTGTTATTTTGTGAGCGTTAAAACACTCATTTATTGAGGACAAAGTTAAACATTAAATATTAAACATCCAACAATTATGGCAGAAAACATGGAAAAAATTCGCCCCGCCCTCGTGGCGCTTGAAGTCGGCGACACCGTCACGTTCCCCATTTCACGCTTGAAGAGCGTCCGTACCCAGGCATCCGAACTGGGTGCCATCTACAACCGCCAGTTCAAGACCAGGACTGACAGGGAAAAGCATACGATTACAGTCAAACGTATTTTGTGAAGGATTAAAATCATGCGGATATGAAACTGCTTCAGTTTGTGGATCACCTGATTCCATACGACACCTTCCTGAACGACCTTTCCGCAAGGATTGTCAGAATGCTGAAAACGGACCGTGACGACCCGGAGTTTGTCAGCCAGAGGAAGGCTTATGAAATCTTCGGGCGCAGGAACGTGGAAAGATGGAGACGCCAGGGAAAGGTCGAGGCATACAAGAGGCCCGGCAAGGTAGAGTACAGAACGGCCGACCTCCGCCTCCTGCAACGCACGGTACAGGATTATCTTGATAACGGACATACGGAAAAAGGATGCGGAAAGGAACCGAAAAAGTAAACAATGTTGTGGCTATGTTGAAAAGAAAGCCGGCCCCGGCAATATAGTCACGGAATATTCTTTTCGGGGTGGCACGTATAACCATATAAACGTATCGCAAATGAAAGAGTTGAAACCAACCTGCGACCCCGAAGGAGTCTATTCTGCCAAGCGGACCTGTGCCGAACTGGGCATAAGCCATAAGACGCTCCGAAAGTACCGGGACAACGGCTACATTACGCCGCTTAACCCGAACAACCCGTGCCGGCCGAAATTCTCCGGGCAGTCCATCATCGACTGCTGGAATCTTATGAAGACATTATGATCAGCGAATCCACCATAAGCAAAGTCAGGGAACTTGCCATAGAGGATGTTCTCAAACCTTATGTCAGCCTTTCAAGGAAAGGCTCGACACTGATGGGGCTTTGTCCTTTCCATGCGGAGAAGACCGGATCGTTCGCGGTGTCCCCACACAGGAACCTGTTCCACTGCTTCAGCTGTAACCGTGGCGGTGACGCTATCACTTTCATTATGGAGAAGGAGAATCTTTCCTTCATCGAAGCGGTCAGGTTCATAGCTGAAAATAATAATATTCCGGTAGAATACACAGACGAGGAACGTACACATGAACAGGTTGCAGAGACAAAGCACCGGGAGTCCTTGCTGGCTGCATTGGACTGCGTGCAAAGCTATTTTCTTGAAAAACTGAGAGCCGGAACAAGTGAGGAGTGTTCCAAGGCACGTGAATATGCGTATGGAAGATGGCCGGAGGAGTTCTGTTCCGTGGCAGGCATCGGCTATGCGCCCAAGGACGGTTCCGCATTCATGGAGTATTGCCGACAGAAGTCTCTTGCCGAGGAAAAGCTGTTCGAGCTTGGGATGCTCCGGCGTGGCGAGGACGGCAGCGTGTATGCCATGTTCCGCCAGCGCATCATGATTCCTGTACGGAACAGGTGGGGACGCATCATCGCCTATACGGCTAGGTACATCGGTGACAATCCGAAAGCTCCGAAGTATATCAACTCGGCCACCAGCGTGGTGTATTTCAAAGGTGAGACGATTTTCGGCATTGACAGGGCAAGCCGCCAGCGGGATGCGGACTACTTTATCATCGTGGAAGGTGCGCCGGACGTACTCCGAATGCAGTCCGTGGGGTATGAGAATACGGTGGCCGCTCTCGGTACGGCATGGACGGACGGTCAGTTCGACCAACTGAAAAAGTTCACCTCGTCCCTATGCTTCATACCGGATTCGGATGTGGCAGAGGGTAAACCATACGGTCCAGGGTTCGAGGCGGTCATGACAAACGGAATTGCCGCAATCAGGAAAGGCTTCCATGTGACGGTCAGGGAACTTCCGTTCGCAAAAATAGCAAATGATACGGGTGAAGAAAAATACGGCAAGAACGATGCCGACAGTTTCATTCGTTGTCGGGAGGACTATACCTCACTGGCCGAGAAGCATTTCATCATCTGGCTGGCACAAAAGCGTTTCTTCGTGGCTTCGTCATTGGTGGAGGAACGGAAATGTGTCTCTGAAATAGCCGACCTGCTGCGTTACGTGAAGGACCAGCTGGTGTTTGACCAGTGCGTCGAACAGCTTTCAAAGCTGCACGGCAAGGTAAAGCTGTGGCGTGATGCCGTATCACAGGCACGGGGTGAAGCCCGGAGGAAAAGCAACCGCTCCGATTCCATGAACGAGATGCAGCGTGAGGCGGAACTGCTGCGCCAGTTCGGCCTATTTGTACGTGAGAACTGCTATTATTCCGTCGGCGAGGATGATGACGAGCCGGTCAGAATATCCAACTTTGTCATGGAACCGCTGTTTCATATCGAGGACGAGAACAACGGTACCCGTATTTTCCGTATGAGGAACATGTACAACGTCTGCCGTGTCGTCGAGCTGAAGGAGTCTGAACTGTGTTCACTAAGCAACTTCCAGCAGAAGGTCGGTTCACTAGGCAACTATGTATGGCTGGCCAAGATAGACAGGCTCAATCGTGTCAAGGAATACCTCTATTCAAAGACCGATACGGCAGAGCGTGTCCGGAAACTGGGCTGGAATGCGACAGAGGGTTTCTTTGCCTTTGGCAACGGCATATTCGCCGGCGGCTCGTTCAGGGCTGTCAATGAACTGGGCATCGTCAGGGGTGATAACGGCAAGGCTTTCTATATACCGGCCACATCCAAAATCTACATTCACAACCAGGAAATCTTCCAGTTCGAGCGGCTGATGGTACACGAGAACCGCAACGGGGTAAAGCTGTATGATTATGTGTCAAGGTTGACAGAGGTATTCGGAGAGAACGCGAACGTCGCTTTCTGCTACCTGCTTGCCACCCTGTTCCGTGACATCATATTCAGCCGTACTCGTCATTTCCCCATACTCAACCTGTTTGGCGAGAAGGGAACCGGCAAGACCACGCTCGCCACCTCCCTCCAGTCCTTCTTCCTGCACGGGGTTGATCCGCCCAACCTGGGTGTCACCTCCGTTCCTGCCATGAACGACCGTGTATCGCAGGCGGTCAATACCCTTGTCGTGCTGGACGAATACAAGAACGACCTTGACATCCGCAAGATAGCCTATCTGAAAGGACTGTGGGGAGGCGGCGGACAGACCAAGAAGAATACGGGCACGGACGGGATGGCGGCACAGACCATCGTCACTACCGGCGTGGTGCTTTGCGGTCAGGACAAGCCCACGCAGGACATGGCACTTTATACCCGTGTCATCTTCCTTACCTTCTCGAAAACCTCTTTCAGCCAGGCGGAGAAGAAACATTATGAAGACCTGGTGGCTCTCTGTAATTTGGGGCTGACGCATCTCACGCTGGAAATACTGAACCATCGGGAGCTGTTCGAGAAGAATTTTCCGGAAATCTATTCCATCACGAAGCGTGAATTGGCCACGAAGTTAGAGAACGAGACCATCCATGACCGTATTTTCGGCAACTGGGTCATTCCGCTGGCCGCTTTCCGCACGTTAGAAACAGTGATAGACGTTCCATTTACCTATACGGAACTGTTTGATACGGCCATAAAAGGCATACGTGTTCAGAACGAGCTGGCCCAGGAGAGTTCGGAGATTGCCGACTTCTGGAACATGCTTCAGGGATTCCAGACATCAGGGAAGTGCATTGACCGGGTTCACTACCGTATCCGTTACATGAAATCGTTCCGACCTCTTTCTGTCAGGGAAGACATCGAGTTCAACGAGGCCCGTCCTATCCTCTACCTGAACATGGCGGCCATAGCCTCCCTGTTCAACAGCCGGAACATGAACGCTACGGCCAACCGATCGAACTGGTCCACCATCCTGTCGTATCTGAAATCACATCCGTCGTATCTCGGTCTGAAACAGGATAGGTTTACGATTCTGTCTCCAAGTGGTCTGCCGGAATATTCCATTGAGATTGTCAATGGCGAGCAGGTCAGGAAGGTCAAGGTGAACCGTCCGAAAGCATTGTGTTTTGACTACCAGCAATTAAAGGATACGTTCGGACTTGAACTTGAAACGGAAGTTGTATCTGATAATACAGAATTAGAAGGATATTGAATGTGACATTAAAGCCAAGTGTTTTCATCTGATTTCGGATTAAACACTTGGCATTAAATAGATTATTCTAATCTGTCTTTCTGGAAATAGGTTTCCATTAAACTTTTCAGATTGTTCTCTATAACTGACATGACTTCTTCAAAAGGAATATTGACTTTCCATTTGATTTTTTTCAAAAACAACTGCCAGCGTTTAATTCGCTCAGGATCTGTTTTGAAATCGTCAGTAAACAGTTTCAAATTGGGATTATATTCCAATTTTCTGTTTTCGAAAGTTGCATTGATTGCTTCTTGTAATGTAGTCTTATCTATATCCTTTGTTGTAAGAATCTGATAGCAATCAAAGAAATCCTTCATTCTACTATTCAGTACATCACGATCTATCATTGTATGGAATTTCTCAGCTACTACGGTTTCTATCGAATATGCCTGAATATTAATGGATGGATTATCAGGTAGAAGTAATGGAAAATCCACAGTTTCAGGACATGGCGTAACCACATCTCCAAAACCGATGTCAATAGACATATTGTGTTCAATAGTATCCAAATATCCGGTAAAATAAAAGCGGGTCCCGGGATATTCTTTTTCCACTGTAATAGGTTCTGCTCTGATACTATCCACATTAAATACAACACCATCTTTCTCACAAGGAATACTTAGAATTTCTTTGAATACAGATTCCAAATGTTTCCTGTCACGACTTATTCTTTTTGCCATAAAGTCAACATCCACGGTAGGTCGGGCATCCAATCCATCCATTGCATACAAAAGCGAACCACCTTTCAATAGAAAGTTGTCCTTAAACTGACTTACTGAAACACGATACAGCAGCCGTTCGTTAAAATACCGTGCTAATAAATACATATATTCATGGCCGGAAGTTTTTTTCAAGTTCAGGAGCTTTTCTCTGACGGACTTCCCGTAATTGGTTATTTTTCTTTTCATTATTCTAATGTTATTTCAATGAAATAGTTAAGTGTTTTATATACTCTCAATTTCTTAGCGTAATCATATAAGCGACTAAGATTTCTGTCATTCCGTTTCAGATATGTTCTTACGACTTCTGCACATATATCCATACCAATTTTATTTCGATACTTGATGGCATCGCAAACACTTCTTTCTAAGTCTGTCATTCGTATTGTGTGACCGGAAACATTTTGTTCAATAACACCAATATCAAAATACTCATCCTTCCAATAATAAAGTTGTATAGGAATACTATCTGGAAGAACAATTTTTCTTTTACTTCTTATGGCTATACAAAATGCGGGGGGGACAGTTGTTGAAAGCTGGTAATAAGACCAGGCATTATATAGGCATACAACACCGCCAGGTATTATTCGCTCTATATCTACCATCGTGCTGAAAAGAGCTGTTGGCTCAGCATAAACCCCTTGGCGTACCCGTATAAGTTCGCCTCTTTCTACAGCTCGAAGTACTCGTTTATATTCAGAGCGATTAGAAAGATCTTTTACGGACAGAACCCCACCTTTGTTTGCCAACATATCTGTTATATTTTCCATATCTTGGTATTTTCTATTGCAAAGTTATTGAATTTATCCGAATAATGGGTATTTATCTACGGATAATATAAATATTTTCCGTAATTAAATCCCCTATACTAGAATCTAATCTTATCTAAGACTTCCTATAACTTTCAAAAAAATATCTGCACATATTTTCATGTTGACAGCGTTGACAAAGCATAATACATTTAGTACCAAATAGTTTATATTGAAAATCAGCGTTGACAAACGTTGACAAAGGTAGCCACTTTCAGAAAAACCCAAGATATTTGGAGCCAAAGGTTGACAAATCACGATATACTATTTATTTCTTCTTTTAATAAAGAAAAAGATAATATATTGTATGATAGTAGCTTATGGCAAACCTTATAAGATACGTTTGACGTTGGCTCCCTTGTCAACGCTGTCAACCTCTAAATATATGCCCTTCTTGTTTTCTTGTAACGCATACATTTCTCAATGTAGTCTTAAACATTACAGCGTTTGATAACACATATTTCTTGAAAATCCCATTAAATAGCTGATATTCCAATATCTAACGTATTGATATATATGTATTCCGATTTTATCTTTATGGCAAAGCGAAGTTGGATATGGATTTACACAAGTTGTTTTTGGAAGTTCTTCCCGGTCGGATATACTCCGTCAGTGAAGCCGCACGTTATTTGGGTGTTCACAGGTGTACTGTCTATGCCTATATCAGTCATCCCGAAAGGCCTTTGCCTTTTGTGAAAATGCAGGACAAGACGAAACTTATGTTTCGTGGAGCGGACTTGATAGCCTATAAAGCAGCCGGTCTCCCGAAGAAAGGCCGCAGACGGAAAGACGGCAGGGTCGGATGCCACTGACGCTTTCCGTTCCGGTCAATTTAGCCAATGATGCGTAAACGGACTTTTACCTGTTGCCTTTGACAAGTCGCAGGCAAGAAGCCATACCTTTGTACGTATGTCCTCCATGTCCGCAACGGCTTGCAGGTAGCGTGCCGGGGATGTCGCTCCGGACTTTATCATCCACTCCCACGCACACACTTCGGGGTTGATGGCATCCACGAAGGACATTATTTCCGATATAAGATTTTCCATCTTGCCATTCTTCATTTCAGCGGTAAAACAGAACGCTACACCGCCAAGTGTTTTCCGCTTAAAATTGAAGCATCGAATGCCGTTTTCCATTCTCGTTGATACATTCCAGCCGTTTATGGCTGCAATGTGAATAATTTGGTCGTCTGTCATGTCAGTATGAGTCAGTTGTTATGAAACAAACATAAGCCGGTCCGCCATATTCCCTTTGAAACATGGCAGGCTGCTTAATATAGTCTTAGTCCTATGCTATTTCTCTGATTGCGTCAAGAAGGTCCTCCACCATTTTCTCTGCCGCTTCCATGTCTTCAAGTACATCTCTCATACGGTAAGGTGCTCCGTTTTTTCCGTGTCCCCTGTTGTCAAGCCACAGATACGTTTCCTCGTCCACGTCGAAGTCATCGTAATAGTTCTCCATGTCCGTTATCAGACTGTCAAGGTCTTTGCCTTTCATTGTAGCCGTAAAGGAAAAGTTCTGCCCTGCCGGAGTGAATTTTGAAAACTCGAAGATGACTATCCCATTCTTCTGTCCGGCATCCGCACTTACATTCCAGCCGTTCGTTTCACCGCATCGGACAACTGTATCTATTCTGTCTTTTTTGCGCATATCGTTTTTGTTTTATGTCAGCCGTAGTGTCAAGCCACGGCTGACGGTTTATAAACTCAATCTTCAAATCTCGCAAGGAAACGTTGCAGACGGTGGTCATTCAGCCTGCAAAGCGGTGCAGGCTGGAAGTTCATTTGCTGCCGTACCTGCAATTTGCCAAGGCCTTGTGCCGTAAGGTCAAGCTCCACTTCCGACAGCTCGTTCAGTGAAATGTAGCCGTACTCGTCCTCCATAAGTCCGACAACTATACCGAAAAGAATGGTGTCATTACCTTCTGTCTCTCCTTCAAGAATGAACCAGCGGACAGAACCGAGGGCAAAAACCGCACGGCAAACAGCGTCCTTTCCCTTGCCGTCTTGGGAATAAAGGGGATAGCCTTTCAAGGCTTCCTCCAACATGGGTGTCATAAGCCTGCACATAATCAGTCAAATTTAATTTCGTCCTCGTAAACGTCTATTTCCGCTCCGCTGCTGAACTGCACGGTAAAGCCTTTTGCGGTTTTGGCGATGATTGTACCACGATGATAGCCACGCCACGGTGCTATCAGCTCACATTGCTGTCCGTATTCCGGAAAATCTGTATCGTCCCACATATCAGTAAGTTTTAGTGTTTGAAAATTCGGGGTCATAAATAAGTTCTCTTTCAATCAGATATTGGTACGCTTCCGAAGCGAGCCGTGAAGCCCACTCGTTGCGTTCGTCATAAAAGCCATTTTGGTAATTGTGCGCCAACTGCCGCATGAAGCCGATGAATACCTTGAACATCTGCTGCTGGAGGTAGCGGTGCGCTCTGGTCAGTTCCCTGCCGGTCTTGTCGGCGGAACACATCCGTCCGTTCACGAAGTTTGCAAACTCTTGGGCGAAAGCCTCGTCCTGCCCGGAGACTGTCGCTCCTGAAAATTCCTGATAGTCCATATTGTTACAATTTAGATGGTTGCCTGATAATAAATCCAAGGTTCGGGTGACACGTTGTAGATATAATCGCCACACCGCACCAGTAAACACCTGCTCCCATAATAGAGCCTCTTCATGCCTCGGACACTTCCTGTCCTGTGAAAGTTGGGAAAGCGGTCTATGCCAACTCTTCGTCCTTGCTCGATAGTCATTTTTCTTACTCGCATAATCCTTTAAGTTTGGAGGTTTCAATTCTTTTCCCTCTTGTGAAGCTCCTTTGAGCCTCGTGGTCGGGAAAACCGTTTTTCGTGCAGGCCGGACTGCGGACGTAAAGGGAGATAAGGCAAGTGTGAGATCAGAGAGCGCGGACGGAATACCCAAATTTTGGAGGAACGGGAAAATTTGCGGAAGGCTGCCGTCAAGCCCTCCGACCGAAAGCGCCAGCGACACTTGACGTTCTCCCTGTCCGCAGTAGCTTTGCACGTAAAAAACGGCTCCCGACTACGAGACTCAAATGGTTGTCAAGCCACATTCGTCTTACATTTTTCGGAGAACAGATTATCACCTTGCAGGCAAGTATCCATATATATGAAGAATATTCTGAAACGCCGTTGCCGTTGTGAGAGCCTGTAAAATGGAGCAAAGCGTAGTCTTGCAGGCTCTCTCTATGGCAACGGACTGGAAACTTCCATCAATCGTAGTAACCTGTCAGCTGGAACTTACTTGGTGTCATAGACACGGAGTAAGTCAGCAAACGAATTTTCATAGTATCACAAAATCTCATAACCTCTCACATAATCCAATGTTTAATGTATTGCAAGCAATTTTCATAAGCCATACCTTTAGGACAAAATACTGATTTATAGTAATATATGTATAGTCAGATGCCAGCTGACCTAATATTCTATATATTATATAGCAACTCAATCGAATAGAAGTATGGCAACAATTAAAATCAAATTTCGTGCATCCTCTTCCACAGAGAATGAGGGTACCTTATTTTATCGAGTAACACATAATCGGATAGTACGACAAATTAGTTCAGGGTATAAAGTCTTTCCGCAAGAATGGAACGCTGAAAAAGAATGCCTCGTTTTACCAGTAGAATCAGATTCTATACGACGAAACTATTTGGTTTCGCTGAAGGAAACTTTATTAGATGATACCAAACAACTGAAAAGTATTATCAACCGACTAGAACGGAGTGGCGAGGTGTATACGGCAGATAAAATTGTATATCTATTTTTACATCCGATAATAGGACATGGTTTTATCGCTTTTGCTCGTCAAGAAATTGAAAATCTTAAAAAGATAGGAAAAAAAAGTAAAGTAAAGAGTTATACTACTACATTGAAAAGTTTCTCCCGATTCCGTAATGACAAGGAATTATTACCAGAAGAAGTGAACTCTGATATAATAGAAGCATATGAAACGTATCTGGAATCCGTAAAAGTATGTCCAAACACTATCTCGTTCTATATGCGTAATTTACGAGCAATCTACAACCGTGCCGTAGCCAAAGAACTAACCGTTCAAAGATTTCCATTCAAACAAGTCTATACAGGTATCGACAAAACAGTGAAACGTGCAGTATCGATAGAGGTTATTCGGCAAATAAGAGATTTAGATCTAACCTTGCATCCTTCGATGGAATATGCGAGAGATATGTTTCTTTTTTCATTTTACACTCGTGGTATGTCCTTTGTAGATATGGCATTTCTGTTGAAAAAAGACTTACAAAATGGAGTTTTAACTTATCGTCGCCATAAGACCAACCAGTTATTGTTCATTAAATGGGAAAAACAAATGCAAGAAATCATTGACAAATACGACACTTCTAACACTAATTACTTGCTACCTATTATCAGAAATAAAGACCAAAATGATCGAAAACAATATGAAAATGAATGTCATCGAATTAACCGGAATCTAAAGAAGATTGGCAAACTCATAAATCTTTCTATACCACTTACTACCTACGTAGCCCGTCACGGATGGGCAAGCATTGCGCAAAAAGAAGAGATTCCTATTGCAACCATAAGCAAAGCAATGGGACATGATTCGGAAAAAACAACACGTATTTATCTTGATTCTCTTGATACATCTATTGTGGATAAGGCAAATAGTACTATTCTTAATTTATTGTAAGCTTAATTTGTTGAGCAAATTTGCTCTTCTCTTTTTAAGAGAAGTACACCGAGTACAAAGTTATGGAAATATAATGAGAATACTTTATAATTGAGACGAAAATATGCTATTTCTTAGAAAAACAAGTATATCAAACAAAAAATATTCAGCACTTTGTTGAGTAAAAGAGTATTCTAAATTATTTATATATTTAATAATCAGTGGATTTTATTACAATGTCCGTCTCTTAAAAAGAGAAGTACACTCAAGATGGTTAAAAACAACTTTTTCCATCTTTTCCCCAATAATAGGAAAGTATTATTATGGGAATAATATAAGAAATTAAAAAAGAAAATGCTTGAATATCAAAGTCTGACATGTAAAAGCGGCAGCTCTATTATTTAAGTCTTATCGAAATTTCTTTTACATCTTGGGTTAATAAACAAAAAAGATATGAGGCAGATAGAAAGAGCAAGTGTTGTAAGAATCGTCTCTGATTTAATAAAAGCAGATGGCATAATAGATATAAGGGAAATAGATTTTTTTGATGCCCTTAAAGAGAAATATGGCATTATAGAAGAGGATGAAATATTTGCTGAATCATGTACTTTGTCCCAATCTTTAAGTGTTATAGCCAATTTTGATGAAAAAGATAGACATTCTTTAATGAACGACTTTTGGAAGACTACCATGTCTGACGATTTTTGTACAAAAGAAGAAGCCTTATTACTACTTGCCTTACGCCTAAATCTCACTGTTAAAATACCTAATGAAGTTACTGTTCTTTCTGTTGAATCCTCTACATTAAATTTCGAGAAATCGCAGATTTTATATTTGGAAAGCGAATATAATAGTGTAACGAATAATCAAATGAAGCTATTGTATCGGGAATTATGTACGGAAGTGAGATTGGCTGGCTTTGAATTGGTATATCTACCCAAACTCTCAGAACACTATAATAGTATTTTGGAAGCCGATTTACTTCGGATTGCAAAGTTCCTTTATCCAAAAGTGAGTAATGAACGTATATATACTATTGTAAAACAGGTGCAAAATTTATCTACCGCATCTTTTTGCTGTGATCATTTGGCAACTAAATTATCTATTAAAGAACTTCGTGTTATCAATCCGTCATTTCTTATTAAAATAGGGGAATCGATTGTTAACGATAAAAATATCTCTAATTTTCTATTAGTAGAGATAGTGGATAATCCATTATTTACGATAAGAATGATCTTGGATTTATTTGCCGAGAGTTATCATAACCTACGTTTGAATTATATACAAGAGGACAAAGGAAGATTCGTTTTTACAGGTTATTATAAACTGATTTTTGATATCCTAATGCTAAGGAAAAGTGTAAGAAGTAGTGTTGTGGTAGATCCTATGCGAGAACGAATATATTTTCCTGAAGCGGATGTTATGTTAGAGAAAGTACATAGACGTGAGAAAGCTCTATATGCTTTATTTCTAATGGAGTCTGCCAGTGGAGGAATTAATTTCAATCAGCCGCAATCTCCCAAACAAATGGAGCGATATGAGAAACGCATGAAAGCAATTATACATAAGTATCAATTAATTTATAGAATGTTCGGAGGAGATGAAGATAAAGCCCCTAATATTGGAGTTCCAGAAATTCGGCTTCCTATGATAAGTTTATTGAAACGGCAACTCTCAAAATTAGATAATGTGCTGTACCATGTAGATGACTATATGATACAACGGAATATATATGGTAATTATGCCGTGAATATATCTTCTTCATTATGCCTTTGTTGTGGGGCTGAGAAAAACGATATCAAACTCTTCACTGAATCGGAAGATTGGATAAAGATAGCGGCATTATAG